CTTGTAGCTTGTGGCTTGGCGCTCTTCACGACACCGGCTGTTAACACCGCGTCACTAATAACGCCAGGTCACTTGTTGCTTGTTGCTTCTCTCTGCTCCCGCAATTCGCGTTTCTTACCCTCGCTAAGCAGACCAAGAAGCTTGGCCAAGTACAGCGGGCGCCTCGCCCCATTACAAGATGATCAATCTCTTCTGACTTGACCCCAGATCCATCGGCAAATTGCGCAACAAGGTTAACCTTTTACTTCCAATGGATCAGGGCTCAAGTTTGGCCCGGTCAAGCACGCGCATTTTATCTGGGCGTGCACCAGCAAGGTTGCGAACCTACCCACTTGACCCCAGATCTGTTGAGATTTTTCGCCGAAGCGTAGAACTGCAGAAATCTACGACGTTTTTATCTACCCAACAGATCAGGGCTCAAGTTTACTTGACCCCAGATCCATTAACAAAGTACTTTAAAGGCCTTCGCATAAATGCATACGCTAATGGATCAGGGCTCAAGTTTATTCTTCCTTATACTCGTCTCCCCCGTATTCAGGTTGACTATCATCGCCATATTCCGTTCCTAAAAATTTAGCTCTATACTTCTTACCTTTATCTCCGCCTTCATTAGTGTTGCCTTCTTTAAGTCCACAATCTAAGGCAATGTCTTGGACTTCTTCTTGAGTTAACATAACTTCACTCTCAACTTCAAAATATCTTACGTCAACACTTTGCTCGTTATATGTATATTTATATTTCATATTTTTAATATATACACTTGACAAATGATTGTCAATAGGATAATCCTATTATTAACAGAAAGGTATATATGGCAAAAACAATGACAAAGTATCAACTGGAACACTTTAGAGATAAGGTTAAAAGAAATTTTAACCCTCTAATTGAAGAACAGGAACTGTTGGTAAAACAATATAGAACCGAAGCAACCGAAAAGATAGTCGGTAAGTTAGCCAAAAAAATGGGTGCTGACAAAATACTTGACGAGTTCAAGAAGGCGGAAGCTCAACTGAGGAAGGTACAAGAAAAAGCAAAAACTTTCTTCACAAAGAAGGCGCAACAAGACAAAGAGAAAGGTCTCAATTACAATATGAGAGAGCGCGAAGAAAAGATATCTCTTGATGATTGTTTAGAGCAACTGAAGGACTGGGCGCGTGATCTTGTTGATCGTGAAATAAGAAGACGACCTGAGGGCTTGAAGCTCAAACAGCTTGAAGATTTGAAGACAAAAGCAATCGATCAAGTTATGGAAAGCGGAACGCCTGAAGAGTTAATCAGGCAACTAGACGCTACAACTAAAAAGATTGGTATTGCGTGGGTTATTGACACTTCTAAAATAAAACAAATAAGTCAATAAAGGACTTGACTTGGTATCCTATTTATAGTAGGATACCAAGTAACAGAAAGGCAGAAATGTACACATTATTATTTTTACTAGGATTTACAATTTTCGTAGGGGTTGTATTTTTTTGTATTATGGGGGTAGAGTGATTAAACTAGGAACAAGAGGCATAATTAGTTATTACGCTAAGAAGTATGGCAAGTTTATAACTAGGGACTTTAAATGGGACAACAAGTGTGTTTTTACTGATACACATATAATTTATTTTGATGTATCAGCGAAAGGATACAGACGAGCAAACAGACCCATTAAAATGTCGGAGTACACTATACAATGATAGAATTATTTAACATTATATTCGTAGAGAGCCCTACCGGGCTCTCTATTATTTTGGCCTTTGGCCTGGGTGCAATTATATATACCCTCTTGACAGACGGTATTAAATAGGATAATCTAGGACTATGAATACAATACTAACAATAGGACTAATACTGTTTGGCGCAGGTGCATTACTCTGGATTGTATCAACAGCAATGGTAGCACACTACGACCAGAAGTTAGAAGCGTTAAACAGAAAATTAAGAAAGGACGACAAATGGCGGAACGAAAAATAAAAAGAGTTAACCCATTTTCTGGACAATCAGAAATGTTAACAGATGAAGAGGCAGTATTACACGACAGTGTAAAACAGGCAGAGCAAACAGGCGACTGGAATAAAATGCAAAAAGATTTAGATAAATTTAGTAGATTAAATCCTAAAGCATATATGACTTTATTAGACTAACGCTAAACCCTAGGCCCCCTGCGGGGGCCTAGGGGTCCCAAAACATTTTGGAAATAGTTTTTTATTTATAATATTAATTGGTAAATAGACAAAAGGGGTCCCAAAACACACACTATATTGCTTGATTTAGAGATACAGAGCCTGTAAATTCATTTTGGGTTCCAAAATCAACCTGTAAAAATTTTGCAGAAAATTTTTTTGAAATGAAAATAGATCTAGAAAAGATAAAGAAATTACCACCAGATGTTCGTAAGGAGTTTATGAAAACCTTCTTACAGCTACAAGAGAAGAAAAAGATAGACAAAATTAAATCAGACTTCCTATCGTTTGTAAAACATATGTGGCCAGATTTTATTGAAGGCTACCACCATAAAATTATTGCAGAAAAATTTAACAAGATGGCAAACGGTGAGATCAAAAGATTAATTGTGAATATGCCGCCAAGGCACACCAAGTCCGAGTTCGCCAGTTCCCTGCTGCCAGCTTGGATGATCGGGAATAATCCAAAACTAAAAATTATACAAACCACTCACACCGGAGAACTAGCCATAAGATTCGGGCGTAAAGCTAAAACTTTAATCGACTCACAAGAGTATCAAGAGATATTTCAAACAAGGCTCAGGGAGGATTCGCAAGCTGCAGGTAAATGGGAAACAGCACAAGGCGGCGAGTATTTCGCATCAGGGGTCGGGGGTGCTATTACAGGTCGAGGCGCAGATTTATTAATCATCGACGATCCACACTCAGAGCAAGACGCAATGAACAGGCAAGCATTAGAGCGAGCTTATGAATGGTATACATCAGGACCACGACAACGTTTGCAACCGGGTGGACGAATCGTTTGTGTGATGACAAGATGGAATACAAAAGATTTAACCGGTATGTTAGTGCAATCACAAAAGACAGCAAAGTCAGACCAGTGGGAGGTCGTAGAGTTTCCTGCTATTATGCCATCAGGTAAACCCGTCTGGCCAGAATATTGGAAGTTACCAGAATTAGAAGGTGTAAAGGCATCACTATCGGTTGCTAAATGGAATGCACAGTGGATGCAAAACCCGACATCAGAAGAAGGTGCGATTATCAAAAGAGAATGGTGGCAGCCTTGGGAGAAAGATTATCTACCACCATTAAAGCACGTTATACAATCCTATGACACCGCGTTTATGAAAAAACAAACAGCAGATTATTCTGCCATCACTACCTGGGGTGTGTTTCAGGATAATGAAGATACACCACATCAATTAATATTATTAGATGCCTATAAAGATAGATTAGAGTTTCCAGAACTTAGAAGACTTGCAAAAGAGCAATATGATTACTGGCAACCAGAAACTGTGTTGGTTGAAGCCAAAGCATCTGGTTTACCTTTGACTCACGAATTAAGATCGATGGGTATACCCGTTGTCAATTACACGCCGTCTAAAGGTAATGATAAGCATACAAGAGTAAATTCTATTGCACCTTTATTTGAATCTGGTATGATATGGGCTCCTACACACGAAAAGTTTGCACAAGAGGTGATTGAGGAGTGTGCAGCATTTCCGTATGGAGATCACGACGACTTGGTCGACTCAATGACACAAGCCGTTATGCGCTTTAGACAGGGAGGTTTTATAGCTCACCCTGAAGATTATGAGGAAGAAAAGCTACCTCCTAAAAAATACAGTTACTATTGGTAAATTATGTTACAATTATTAATTAGATTATTTGGTCGAGATTACGTTAACAGAGCTATTGGCACTAGAACGAACGTAAGTAAACCTATTCAGTTAGATCAAAACAGTCCTTTTAAACTTTATTCGGATGACGCTTACGATAATCCAAAAGCAAGGCAACTAATTGAAGATAAGATTGCAGAGTATGGTCCGTTTGCATTGTCAAATAAAAATGCATCTGAAGTTGCTAACTTTGAGATGAACGCTAGAAGATTATTAGAGGCTAAGAACAAAGAGTTTGGTATTACAGAAAGATTAAAAGAAACTAGAACAACAAAACCAAAACCAGAAGCAGATGTTATTGATATTGAAACAAAGAAAAAAGTTGATGAAAAAGGACTTGGATCTTTGAGAGATGATTTTGGTTTACCAGAAGGTGTTGATCCAAAAAGTGAAAGAGGAAAACTCATACAAGAATTACAACGTTCAACAGCAGGTTCTAAAAAAGCTGAGGAGTTAGCAAAGAATATTGTTGATGATATGCTTGGTCCATTTGGTCCAACAAGAGATTTAATGCGGGAGGGTCAACGTAGAGCTGTTGTTAGACAGATTATGTTAAAGGATAAAAGAATTAGATTACCAGCTGATGAATTTGATGATTTATTATACTCTAGAGATTTAGAACGAGGCACAGATGCTAAAGACCCACTAGAGCTTTTTGACAAGTACTATACAAGAAATAATACTAAGTTTGATGCACTTGATGATATTATAGATGGATCAAGATCTCCTGAAGAAGCTGCAGAAGAATTTATAAAAGAGTTTGATGGTTTTGATATTGTAGCTCCAGCTAAACCTAAACCTGCATCTTTAGAAAATGAGGTTGATGAGCTTGACGAGTTCTTAGATGACACTCCAAGAGATGACAAAGCTAAAGGTGGCCTAGCAGATATATTAGGAGTCTAATGAAAATCCACGAATACAATGAGATGATGGCTCACTTAACTAGACGTCGTCCGATGTCTATGGGTGGTAGAGTTGGTTTTGACAAAGGTGGCATAGCTAAAGTTGTAGAGTACATAAACTCTTTACCTGATGGCACAGAAGTTAGCACAAAAGATATTAGAGATTTTATAGAAAAGAATAATATAAACGCAAGCCCTACTTCAATAAGAAATATTATTGCGGGAAGCGCACCTGGGAGGGAAAGATTTAAAGATACAATAAAATTTGTTGATCAAAAAGGTGTTGTTAAATTTAATGAAGAAACATTTAAAAAGATAGATGAACTTTTAGAAAACCCAAAGATAACAAGCTTTAGAGAGTTAGGTAAGGCGTTAGGTTATAAAACACCTAAACCCTCTGGTCAAAGAGGAGTTACTGTTGGAGGTGGAACACCCTTAAGGAGAAATAGCGCCATAATAAAAGCTTATGAAGCATCTCGAGGAGAGATACCAGCGGATAGGTTTAAGTTGGGAACAGCTTACGCAAGAGGACAAAAGAAAGTTGAAGACGTATTAAAACTTCAATCTGAAGGGATGTCTACAAATGCCATAGCTCAAAAATTAAAAATGGATAGAAGAAATGTAAGATCAATTTTTGAAAAATTTAGACCTGAAGCAATTAAATCACCCACACCAAAAGCAGACGATCCAACTACAACAATAAAAACTAGAGCTGCTGCAAGAAGACAACAAAGAGAAACTAAAGCTTTTAAAAAAGTAGGAGAGAAAACAGCAAATCAAACTAAAAAAGTTATAGATAGAATAAAAGATAAAAATGCTGATATTTTAAAAATGTCGGATTCTGAAATATTAAATGATCCTAAAATTAGATACTCAATGAATATAGATGCCACAGGTTTAAAAATAGGTGAACCAATTAAATTTAATAAATATGCAGATCTTTCCGATAAAGAGTTTGTTAAAAAAGTTAAAGAAAAAGCAAAAAATAAATTGTTCTATACACCAGAACACATATCCGAAGTGGCAAAAGAAAAATTAAATACCGCTTTTCCAAATAATATTGTTAACGCTCCAGGAAGAATGACATCACAAATAGGATTAATTAAAACTTATTTAAGAAACAATCCTGACGGAGAGTTTGCAAAACAAGCGGATGAAGTATTATCTAAAACAGGAATGCAGTTTAAAACAGGAGGAAAAACTTTTGGTGTTAAACAGAATATTGTTTTTGATTCTAAAACAAATAAATCAAACATAGTTGAAAATTATTTTAAAAAACCATCAGGCACAACACTTGGTTCCACAATGATTCAACCAGAGTTAGCGAACTTGGATACCCCTGCCGCTAGAAACTTGTTTAGTAGTGCAGGTAAAATAGCTCTTGGCGAATTAGGTTTTGCAGGACCATCTGTTGTTCTTGATACGTATGCAGGATTAACGCCATCTGAGATGGCACTTAATGTTGCAACGTTTGGTTTTGGAACACCACTAAAAGACTCAGTGCAAAAAAGAAAATATATAGCTGATGCAGGTTTTGGTTCTGATTATTCCTCTGCTTTAACTAAAAGAAGAAATTTAAAAACAGCACCTGAAGATGCTGTGGGTCAATTGACAGACAGAGAAAAACAAGCAATATTTTTAGCCAACGCATTTGATGCAGGTCTAGATTTACAAAGAGCAGAACGAGCTGCAGACTATCAACAAAGACAACAAAGTCAGTTAAAAAGAGGAGAGCTTGAAATACCAGATTACACAGATGTGCCGGAGGCAACTACAAGTATTCAACCTGAGTTTCAAGAAGAAACAACAAAAACTAGATCTTTACCTTTTGGTCTAGACAGACTATTACCTTTTGATGACGATGAAATTATATGATAAAACAAACTAAACTAACAACAGGCGCACCACCTAAAAGAGGGCCAAATCCGCAAGGGTTGAATGTTCCACCTAAAAAGGTTACAGTGGTCCGATTGGAGAAAACAAATGGCAGACGTAGACAAAGCTCTTCCAAACGTTGAGCAAACTATTACGATACCCAATGAAGAGGGTCTGAGAGTAGAATTAGAACAAACAGAAAAAAAACCACAAGCACCTGTTGAAGTACAAGAAAATCAAGATGGCAGTGTTGATATAAATTTTGATCCATCAAAAGTTAATTTAGAACAAAGCAAAGATCACTTTGCAAACTTAGCAGAACTATTACCCGATGATGTTCTTGAACCTATTGGTCAAGAGTTGGCTGCAAACTATCAAGATTATAAATCTTCTAGAAAAGATTGGGAAAGATCCTACACACAAGGTTTAGATTTATTAGGATTTAAATACGAAAGTAAAACAGAACCTTTTAAAGGTGCATCAGGTGCAACACATCCAGTGTTAGCAGAAGCTGTCACACAGTTTCAATCTTTAGCTTACAAAGAATTATTACCATCAGGTGGTCCAGTTAGAACACAAATTATTGGAATGCCAACACCAGATAAAGAACAACAAGCGTTACGTGTAAAAGATTTTATGAATTACACAATTATGTCAGAGATGAAAGAATACGAAGCTGAGTTTGATCAAATGTTATTTTATTTACCACTATCAGGATCTGCATTTAAAAAAGTTTATTATGATTCTGTTATGGGTAGAGCTGTTTCTAAATTTGTGCCTGCAGATGATTTAGTTGTTCCTTACACAGCAACATCACTAGAAGATGCAGATGCAATTATTCACACAATAAAAATTTCTGAAAACGAATTAAGAAAACAACAAGTAGGTGGTTTCTATAGAGATATAGAATTAAACGCTGCTTATATGAACGAATCTGAAACAGAGAAAAAAGAAAGAGAACTCGATGGCACAAGAAAAGGTAAAGATCAAAATATGTATACTTTATTAGAGTGTCACGTTAATTTAGATATTGATGGTTTTAACGACGCTAATGCTGACGGCACACCAACAGGAATTAAACTTCCATATATTGTAACCATCGAAGAATCCTCAAAAGAAGTATTATCAATTAGAAGAAACTACGAAATCGGTGACATAACTAAAAGTAAAATTAGTTATTTTGTACACTTTAAATTTTTACCGGGTCTTGGTTTTTATGGTTTTGGTTTAATTCATATGATAGGTGGATTATCTAGAACTGCAACATCAGCACTAAGATCACTACTAGATGCGGGAACTTTATCTAATTTACCAGCAGGATTTAAAATGCGTGGTATTAAAATGAGAGACGAGTCACAGTCTATTCAACCTGGAGAGTTTAGAGATGTAGATGCTCCTGGTGGAAATTTAAAAGATGCATTTATGACTTTACCTTTCAAAGAACCATCGCAAACTTTATTAGCACTTATGGGCGTCGTAGTACAAGCAGGTCAAAGATTCGCTTCAATAGCAGACTTGCAGGTAGGTGAGGGTAATCAATCAGCAGCTGTGGGTACGACAGTAGCTATGCTGGAAAGAGGAAGCAGAACAATGTCTGCCATACACAAAAGATTGTATGCTTCTATGAAAAAAGAATTTAGTTTATTAGCAAGAGTTTTCAAATTATATCTACCTCCAATCTACCCCTATGATGTTGTCGGAGGCCAGAGGCAGGTAAAACAATTAGACTTCGATGACAGAGTAGATATATTGCCAGTTGCAGATCCAAATATTTTTTCTCAAACACAAAGGATCTCCCTCGCACAAACAGAGATGCAACTGGCTGCCTCTAATCCAGCTATTCATAACCAATACGAAGTTTACAGAAATATGTATGAAGCGTTAGGTGTCAAAGATATTGATTTAATTTTAAAAAAACCATTACCACCAACACCAAAAGACCCAGCGTTAGAACATATTGATGCGTTAGGCGGTAAACCTTTTCAAGCTTTTCCTGGTCAAGATCATCAAGCTCACATCACAGCGCATTTAAATTTTTTACAAACCAATATGGTAAGAAATGCACCTATGGTTGGAGCTGCAATACAAAAAAATATACTTGAACACATAAGTTTAATGGCACAAGAGCAGATAGAATTAGAATTTAGAGAAGAATTACCTAGATTAGCAATGATGATGCAACAATCTATGGTAAATCCGCAGATGCAAGCAGAAGCAATGGCACTTCAACAACGAATTGAAAGTAGAAAAGCAGTGTTGATATCGGAAATGACTGAAGAATATATGAAAGAAGAGAATAAAATCACTTCTAAATTTGGAAATGACCCGATTGCAATGCTTAGAGCAAGAGAATTAGACCTACAAGCACAAGAAAATGCTAGAAAACGACAAGAAGGTGAAGAAAGAATCAATCTTGACCGTATGAGAGCTATGTTAAACAAAGATACACAGGAAGAAAAGCTCGAACAGAACGAAAAACTAGCAAATTTACGTGCTGATACGTCTATTGAGAAAACAATCTTACAAAACGAGTTAAAAAAGGAGTAATTTATGGCGTGGTTTAGTTTAGCAAAGATAGCATTACAAGCTGGAAGCAAAATTTACACAAATAGACAAAAAACTAAGATGGCTATGTCTGATGCACAGTTGATGCACGCAGAAAAAATGGCCCGAGGAGAGGAAGCTTATCAAGGTAAGCTGTTAGAGGCAAGACAATCGGACTGGAAAGACGAATTTGTATTGATAATTTTATCGGCTCCGATTATAGTGTTGGCCTGGGCAGTTCTAAGTGACGACCCAGCAGCGATGGAGAAGGTAAAGTTATTCTTTGAATATTTTTCTACCCTTCCATCTTGGTTTACAAACCTATGGATACTTGTCGTGGCAAGTATTTTTGGTATAAAGGGAACACAAATATTTAGAAACGGAGGAAAAAAATAATGGCAAACAGACTATACAACAAACAAGTTACACCTAAAGGATATATGAAAGGTGGCCGTGTTAAGAAAATGGGCGGCGGTATGATGAAAAGAAAAACTATGATGAAAGGATCTAAACCTGATTTTTTAGATTTAGACAAAGATAATAACAAAACTGAGTCTATGAAATCTGCAGCTGCTTCAGCTAAAAAAATGAAAATGAGCGGAAGAGTTAAGAAAATGGGTGGCGGTTCTATGATGATGATGAAAAAAAGAACAGGTATGAAAAAAGGTTCTATACCACCACAACTTAGAAAATTCGTAATGGCTAAAAAGAAAAAAGCCAAAATGAAAAAAGGCAAGTAATGGCTAAAAAAGGTTTGTATGCAAACATCCACGCTAAAAGAAAACGTGGAGGTAAAATGAGAAAAAAAGGTGCAAAAGGTGCACCTACTGCAGCAAACTTTAGAAGAGCCGCACAAACAGCAAAGAGGTAATTATGACTAAATTATGTCCAAGAGGTAAAGCAGCAGCTAAGCGTAAGTTTAAGGTGTACCCTAGCGCCTATGCTAATGCCTACGCATCTAAAATTTGCGCAGGTAAAATCAAAGACCCATCTGGTTTAAAAAGAAAAGACTTCAGAGGTAAAAAAGCCAAAGGTGGTTTAATGGAAGCTACTGCTAGATTAAAAAAACAAGGCCTCAAAAATGGTGGTCGTATACAAATTAAAGGTTTTGGTGCAGCAAGACAAGGCCTTAAAAATGGTGGTCGCATACAAATTAAAGGTTTTGGCGCAGCGAGAAGATAATGTCAAAAAATGGTTTAGACAAATGGTTCAAACAAAAATGGGTAGATATTGGGAGCAAGCGAAAAGATGG